AGCCATCCTGGCCGACGATCGAGACGTAATCGTTCGCGTCCCAGAACTGCTGGATCAGGCTATCAAATTTCCGGACACCAGCGAGGAACCACGCCATGAGCTGATTCTGATCGTCCTTCATTCGGACGTTGATATTCTGCTGCACAATCGCGGATTCGGTTGCTGAGCGAACGGTACTGGTAAACCCGCCGCCCTGGTTCGGCGAGATCCCAAGCGTCTGCTCGAGCGCGCGGGCCACGTGCACGCGCATCGCTTCATCAGACGGCGCCGGATCCATGTGCGGGATTTCGGCGATGAGTTTATCCACGCCTTGCATCATCACGTCGTGCGGCACGGCGGCCCCTTGGCCGGCGTCCATGTCTTTCAACTTATCGACGGCCGCCGTGATCTGCGAGGAATGGAAGAACCTCGGAATATTGGCGTCACGGACCTTCATGTCCTGAGCCATCATCGTGTTTTCAATCCGCACGAGCGGATCCGTAAACGCGGCGTCTGACGGAACATAGGCGGTATCGGAGGCCACGCGGATCGACAGCGGGTGGATCGGGTTGCCGATCATACTGGCCGGCGTCAGGATGCCGCGCTCGTCGAGCTGCTGATACGGCGACATCTCGTAAATAGCCGCTTTGTCTTTCATTCCCTCGATGAGCACGAGCCGATACATGACTTGCGAGTTCGGCTGTGCAGGATCGAAGCGCGAGGCGTAGAGCCAGAGTTCAACGCCTTTAAACAGCTTCGCCGTGCCGGATGGTTTCAGGTCGCTGTTGATGTCCCTCGTAAGCAAGAGATCATCGCGCGTCACGTTCGACTGGAAGTCTGGCGGTAGTTTGTACTTCTTCTTCGCGGATTCCGTCAGGGGCTCGATAAACTCCATGCCGAGATACGGCGATTCGTCCCAGAGCGTCGATGAGTAGTCGTATGGAATAAGGAGCTTATCAGGCGAGAAGTGGTACCACCGCACGCGTTCATGAACGACCACCGGGACCATCTGCATGATCGGCGGTCCTGGCACTTCCGCGAGGCCCAGCACAGATCCAGGCGCGGCGACGGGCGGTCCTGGCACCTGCTGCTGCATTTCGTGGATGTCCGACTCATAGCAGATCTTCGTCGGCCCCATGCCAGAGGTCTGGAGCACGTCAAACAGCGCGGCGCGCACGGTCTGATCGACGTTCGCGTGGTCCCGTCCGAGGAGTTTCATGAGGACCGCGCGCTTGACCGCAATGACATCATCCGGCGCGAGCGGTTGCCCCGTCATCGGATCGACAATGCCATTCATCGGCCGGAGCGGCTGCAAGATCAGTTCAGGCAGTTGCGCCCAGAGTTGCGCCGATTTCAGGGAGACGTTGCGGAAATGGATGTTGCTGTTGATGACGGGCTTCCCGCCGTCTTTCCGGGGGATGTATTGCCGATAGAGCTCGCGCCAGTCGTCGCTATTCCGCTTGCGGGCGGCGCGATCGAGTTCGATCCGTGACCACCAGTCTTTGACTTCCTTGGCGCTGATCTGCAGGCCAGTCTGTGGCGGCGCAGCAGTCGCAGGCGGATACATCAGCGCACGTCTCCAAAGCGCCGCACGCCAGAGGCCTGATTGCGTTCACGGTGCATGTAATAAGCAGGAGTCCCCACGGGCGGCACGGCTTGATCTCGCGGTGACATCACGGGATGAGGGCGTGACATCACGGCAAAGCGCAAGGCGGTGAGCGTGGGGATTCCCGCTGCGAGTGTATCAGGGGCCGTGTCTTTCGACAAACCCGATTTGAGATGCTTGATCAGCCAGCGGCAGGACGGATCGATGGTCAAGAGCGGTTCCCCATCGGCATCGTGCCTGAGCCAGTTCTGGACCCGCTGCCAGCCGTTCACTTCATCGGCATCCGCCGGCAACAGGTACCAGCCCAGTTGCCCGCAGGTTTCCGCGATGCTCTGCCCGATGACCCCTGGATACGTCGTATCGGGCTTGATGAACAGGAGCGGGGACGCCACGGTGTAGGCCAGCGAGAAGCCGTTCTTGCCTTTCTTGAGTTCGCGGTCGGTCTTTTTCACCTGATCCCAGATGTCGGCTTCTACGAGTTGCGAGAAGGCGTATTCCGCGAGCACGCGCAGATGGTTCGCGGTGACTTTGAACCACAGGACGCAGCCCGCCGGCTCCGCACTCCCGATCGGCTCGTGGTAGGCAAAGGCGAGGCTGCGGAAGTAGGACGGCTTCATCGGACGTGCTCGGACTGATTGAACGCAGCGAAGTACTGACCAGGGTACCTGTCGCGCCGACCGAAGCGGTACATGTCACGCTTGATCGGTTCGAGCCCAGCCAGAAAATCAGAATATCCCTTCGGGATGTAGGCATTATCCTCGAGGCTGGCTGGAATAAAGTGGTACTGGCTGGGATCGTAGTCGGGAAACCGATCACGGTCGCGTGACTTACTAATGAACAATTCTTGCACGAATTCAGACATCGGGCCGCCGGGGTTCTCGCCAGCCAACGCCAACCCGCGCCACTCGGGCCGATAGATGCGGCCAGCGCACGCGTTGATCTCCGTGAACTGCTGCTCCGTGAACATTTCCAACTGGTCGTAAATCACCAGATCGTATTCCGCGCCCACATAGTTCATGAAATTCCGATCATCCTGACAATGACCGAATTCGAGAATCGAGTCTGACGTTTCGAAGGTCACTTTATAGGACGCGAGTTTCGCGTTGATGCGCTTGACTTCTCGCTGCGCCTTTTGGACATGGTTGCGGACTAGTTCAGGGAACGTGCGCCGCAGGAGGAGCACCGAAAAGCCTGGATACTTCAAGCAGTAGCGATACGCGATCTTTCGTAGCGCTTCCGACTTCCCGCCCGCGCGATCGCCGCCGATGCAAATGAAGCCGAATTGCTGCGACGCGATGGCCTCTTCGAGTTCGACTTGCTTCGGGAGCGGAAGGTAGAACAGCACGCCATCGCTATCGAGCATCAGCCAGTTCATCTGGCGTGTGCGACACGGATCGCTGGGACAGACAAATGCGAGGCGGCCGTGGATCTCCTGTTGGATAAACGGCGCGTCACACCAACAACAGGCGGGCGAAGGTGTCCAGGCGCGTTCAGTCACTTAGCTCCCAGCCGATGCGTTCATCAAGGCCATGAACCGGCCGCCGCGTGTGCTCAGATTCGGATTCCCGCCTTGCGCCACCGCGTTGTTGTTCAGGTAATACGTGATATTGGCCGTGAGGCTGTTTACGGTTGGATCCACGATCCCGAGTAACGGACGTTGCGGGTTGGAGTAGGCCACGCTCGCCGGATCGAGCAAGTACGATTCGATCCGGTTGTTCATGTGTCTCGGCATAAGTCCTGCCTGTGTCCTGGTGATCGAGACTGTAGGACTCGCAACCAAAGGCGCCCCGAGCGCCAGCGCGGAGCCTGGAATCGTCGCGGTAATCGTTTCCGTCGCGGTAATGGCGTAGGTAGGAAACGCCGAGAGCGTGATCGTGACGACGGTATCCGATGTGCGAACGACGGCGCCAACCGCCAAGCCGGCTTTGACGACGGCATCCCACCCAAACGGGCCGGCTTGCGCGGAGTCGAGCCCGTCGATGATGTTCTGACGTTCCGCGTCAAAGGCCGCACCGGATGCGACCCAGGTATCCCCAGAGAGGGTGAGAACGATCGTGCGCCCGCCAGAGACGATAGCCGAGGCCGACGCCCCAACGAGGGTGCCGGAGAGGATGGCACTCGCGCCGGTTAAGGCCTCAGCGAGTTGGCCGGCGCCGAGCGGATAGGATCCGAGCACGGCCATCCCGACGATCGCCAGCAGGAGCGCGGCGATCACGATCTCCATCGCTAGTCGTCCGTGATGACGTCGGCTAAAACAGCGACATCCACCGCTGAAACAGCAACGCCATCGCAAGACGTTAAAGAGATTGGCGTGACGTCGATCTTTACCGCAATGGCGTACAGTTCACTGAGGCGTTTGAAAAACTCAGGCATGTGCTCAGTCGTCACGCGATAAGAGGCCGATGCGCCATGCGCTTGTTCCTCTGCGGTCGGTTTTGTTTCTGTGCCAAGCTCGCGGATCCACTTCTCTTGTTCCTGCTTGGCATAGGCCGCTTCTTTACGAACCGTCTTGGAGAGCTTAGAAAGTGTATACGCCGCTTTAATTGGCCAGCGTTCAGACATTAGCCGATCAAGCGCCTGATCCATCGCAACGAGATTTCCGAGTGTAGTCGTGAGTTCCATTACGACTCGAGCCCGAGCAGGCGCATATTATCGACGACGATTTTCAGCTTGCGGCTAAGTTGGTAGATGTCATTGCGAATAGCCGCCGCATCGTTGGCGTAGATCGTTAGGTCTGTGTAATTCGCGATGGTATCCGTGGTACCACCACTCGTCACACTATTCGTCAACGTCGCCCCATCAGTAGGCTGAACAACTGGTGTGGCATTAAAAAATCCGATCTTCTGCGTCGTGGCCGTCCCGATCTTCATTCCAGTACCAGTGCCAGTGATGAGATTGTGGGCATCAGCGAGCGTCAAGCCACTATCATCAATCGTGAGACGAGTCACTACCGTTAGCGTCGTGATCGTAGTCGTCAGAAATTGAATATTTGATCCGTGGGCTGTGGCTGTGTAGTCTTCCGAGGCGAGGAATTTGATTGTTGATGGCGCACCTGATGCGCCGACAATCGTGGCGGCTGTGCTGTCATCAACGGCCTCAGCGCCCCATCCTTGGAGATTGAGAAGCCCATCTGAGGCTTTGGCGCGTCTCGGCGCGGCGACCGTGCCGCGAAACTTTCGACCCCGAAACACGCCACCTGTCACGCTGGCGGCATAATTCGTCATCCCCACATACGCGCCACTCTCAGTGATGACATCGCACTGGCCAGTTGACGTGAGTGTCAACCGCTGCGTCCCGCCGTACGCCACATTGATCAGGTTCGTCGTGAGTCCGGTAACAACAGTATTGACCGTATCAATATCCAGCACATTCAGCGTTGTGCTGGTCCCGCTGGTCAGGTTGATCGTTGGCTTCAGCACGAGACTGGCCCACGTCGTCGCGCCAGGCGTGCCGGTAAACGCCACCGCAGTTGCTCCGAGCGTGGCCTTATTCGACACCGAATGCACGGCAAATCCTGCGTCCAGCACGCGAGAAAAGCTGTTGGCGAGGAAATTGAAGTCAAACATCGTGCGATTGTTCGGGCCGTCCCAGATATACATGTGGGTCAACGTCGCATCTAATACGCCAGCGTCGCTTAGCACCCCTTCCCAGCCAATGTCGCCGAGGTAGGCAAACTCAGAGCCACCGGCAGCATGATTACGCAGATAACCCTGAATCAGCGAGTTGCCGTACTTCGAGGCGCTGGTGTCCACATGGGCCACGATAAACAGGCGCGTCTGATTCTCATCAGTGCCCATTGTTGGGATATTGCCTGTCTGGAACGTGAAATATCCCTTATTGGCGGCCGTAAACCCAATCGTGAATGTCGTGGCGTGAATGTCATGCGCAGACGAATACGCCGACGTCGTGATCGCGCCACTCATACCGAGAGTCGTCACGCCAGAGAGCGCCCCAGCAAGCGTAAGCGACGTCACGGATGGCGTCAGCGTCCATGCCGGTACGCCAGCCGTGACGGTCAGGACCGCACCAGCCGATCCGATGCCTAACCGCGCTTGATTCCCTGAGCTGTTCAGGTACGGCAGATCACCAGTGGTCGTGAGCGCGAGCGGGTTGTTCTTCAAACTCGCCGCTGTCAGCACGCCGGCGACGACGACTGTTACCCCGTCGAGGTGCGCCGCCGCGGTACTGCCTTCCTGCCCGCGTGCCACCGTCCAGGTTGTTGACGGCCTCGCACTGCAATAAAGAATTTCGTCGCCGATGATGAATCGGAAGGGTGCCGCCGCAGGCACATTCGCATTACTAGAAACGATCAGCGACGTGACGGTATCGTCAATGCCGCCAGACAGCGTGGGTTGCCCGAGGAGTGGCGTGGAAGGTGTCGGAAGGTTGACGTAGGCTTCAACTGCCATTTAGGCCGCCGCTGCTTTCGCGAGTCGTTTGCGCGCCCACGCGGCTTTATTGCTCGCGCTAATCCGCTGGCGTTTAGCCTCTGAACAGGGCGGCTGTGGCCAT